AACTTGAGCTAAGGCCATTACCCCGATACAACACAGTATTGAACGCCTCAACCTCTGTATCGTCTTGGAAGTCTAGGTAGAACCCATTCGTACCGTAGGTGACATCTGGAGTCTTAGCCACCCACACACCGTTCTTCAACTCACCGAACGCATCTTGCAAGGGTGTGAATGCTAAAGTTGCGCTTGCATTCGTAGCAGTTGCATTTTCACTCATAGTAATTTGAGTGCTACTATCTATTGACGTAATAACAGCACCACTAGCAATACCAGTACCACCTACCGATAAACCAATTTGTAGTGTTGACGTATCAGACAGTCCCGTAACAACAGCACTTCCACTAGTAATACTAGCAGTGTCTGACTGTCCATCAATGAAGTGGACTTCGGCCATGTAGCCGTCATACGAACTTCCAGTTCCTGAGTGACCCATTCCAATAAACTGTGCTTCCGCATTGTTTATGTCGCCATCGTAGTTTTGAGATGGAAATGTTGTGTTGTTATCAAAAGCAATTCGTTCGCCATTGACGTACAACTTAACTCTGTTTGATGCTGTGGCTTGCGTTGTGTCAAAAGCTAAAACAATGTGATACCAAGCAGACGGATCACGGAATAGCGCAGTAGTGCTTAAATAGCTTGATGCTGATCCATTATTAAACCAAAAGATTCTACTATCTGAAAAAGCTAACTTGTCACCTTCTGAAGCAGTGCCGAACAGTTCAGTATTAGCGTTATCAACACGGCCACGCTTTGTCCATAATGATAGCGTCCAAGTCTTACGATTACCCGCACTGTCAGGAGTCCAACTCAGGTACGCAGAATCATCATCGTTAAACCGTAGCGATCCTTCAATGGTCTTAGGATAGAAGCCACCTGCCGCTGTGGACTTTTTAGCGTTACCTTGGATGATCGCCATTATAGACCTTGTGAAGTTAATGCGGGAGTTACAGCAACGAACACATTAGTGCCATCACAGAAGTAACTCAACCAGTATTTACCTGCTGTATTGATTGTCGTCAGGTCAGCAGAGCTAATGAATACCGCTGTATCAGCCGATATGGTTGCGCCAGTATTGTTAAGGTAAATGTTTCCTGACTGTCCTTCAGCATTTGTAAGCGTTGATGTTGAGTTATATTGGAATGTCAGCGTAGGTGTTCCACTAGATACAGCCGCTTTGAAGTTGTTTGTTGTAATCATGTCGAACGTAAGCGAGGTTGTATTGTCTGTGATAGTGCCACGCATCGGTGCAGTGATTGTGTCTGCTGTGTCTGCCCGGAGAATATCAGTATCGACAGGCTCGTATGTACCCAAGTCACTAATCTGGCTTTCAGTAATAGACAAAGCCGCTTGGTGTTGTGTAACAGAAGACTGAGTAATGTTTGCATCAGGAACATTGGCCCATGTAACAGCCGCCGTGAGATCATTAGTTTCTGTCGTGAGGTAAGTCTGAAGGTCACTGATCTGAGACTCTGTGATGGATAGAGCCGCCTGATGCTGTGTAACAGATGACTGTGTGATGTTAGCGTCTGGTACGTTAGCCCAAGTTACTGAGGCTGTTAAGTCGTTAGTCTCTGTGGATGGTGTAGCCCAGTTTAAATCACCGACTGTGTTGTATGTTAATACCTGACCGTCTGAAGGAGTCTGTGCAGAGACATCGAGGATATTAACTTCAGCCGCATTAGCCGTAACGTCAGAGACTTGAGAGAGTGTAACCGTCTCACTAGGTGTTACGTTGATCCACTCTTCATCGCCTTCGTTGTATACGAACAAGAAATTAGAATCACCGTTAAAGTACAAAGCACCGTCACGCAGAGCGTTACCTTGGTTATCTACAACAGGAGGAATTGTATCACCACCTGCTACTGTCTTAGTACCAAGGAAGAGTGTTTGGAAGTCTAGGAATGCACCGTTAGTTAGAATGTAAGATGCGTTTGCATTGGTTGCATCATCTGACGCTGAAACAGCACTAGCCGCCGCCTCAGATGCTTTAGTTGTTGCTGTAGTTGCCGCTGTTTCTGCATCAGTCTTTGCAGTATTCACAGCCGCTAGATCACCATAGAGATTTTCAGCATTTGTCTTCGCTGTCTCTGCAAGTCCCTGAGCAGTCTCTGCCGCAGTCTGTGCCGCTTCAGCGTCTACAACAGCTTGAGTGACTGTATCAATGGTAGTTTGATCTGAAGTTGTAGCCGCACTACCTGTGCCACGAAAGATTGCCATTAGTCTCTCCAGTGATTAGAATAAGGAAGGGGCCACGAATGTGACCCCTAGGTTGCTTTAGGCGTTGAAGACCAATGCCAAAGCAGACTCAGGACGTAACACCTTGACACCGTAGAGAGTGTCGGCAGTGAACAAGTCACCAAGGTATTCTTGCTTGTACTGAGTTTGAGTACGCACACCCATTTGCTCTGCAAATACCGCAAAGTCTTTATGACCCAGGATACCTGCTTTCAAATCACCACCGGCAGTGTTTTGCGCGGCAGTTTCAATGACTGGGCAGTTAGTAGAGACGTAGATGTCAATACCGTAGAGGCTACCAATGTTACCATTCACTGTTGGCTGACCTGATACAAAATCAGATGAGTTGTAGCGAGTGATGCCACGGATAGTTTGTACGACTGAAGGAGGAACTACGAGGAAACGCTGATCCATAGGAACGTCAGCATCGTCAAGTGTTTTAATTGCTTCGCGGAATGCCGCATCAGAAAAAACATCAGCCGCTGCTACAGTGTCAACCGCATAAGCAGTTAATCCTGTAGAGTCATCCATGTAGTATGAGTTACTATGAATCCAGTCAGTACCTGCGTTTGCAGTTGTACCATCAGCTTCATAAAGACCTACACTTTTACCCAAAGAAAATAGGTCAGTGTCAACCTGCTTTGCAAGTGCATAACCTGCGTCTGAAGTGTAGAACTGACGCATAGAAGCAAGAGCTTGTACATCAGTAATATCTTCAATTAAGCGTGAGTATTCGTAGTGCTTGTCTACAGTTACCTGTACTTCTGACTCAGTTGCCGCAATCAGTGTGACCTGAGTTTCAGCAGACTTAGCAGATGCATCGCCACGAGTAGGCTTAGGAATGTGAAGTGTATCACCCTTCTTACCAGTCATTGGCATACGGTTTACAAGATTGGCAAGTACGAGAGACTTCTCATATGCCGCGATAATTTCATCACTCCAAATTTCGGGGATGAAAGTTGCACCAGTAGTATTGGTGACGTGGTTAGTACCAAGTGCCATGTTAATAACTCCTTAACGTTACTTGACACGACCCTCTGCATATGCCGACATGATCTCATCACTTAAGGCTTGATAACGCTTAGGGTCTGTTTGCATTAGTTTAATAATATCAGCACGTCGATAGATTTTACGACTTGGTGACTCTCCTGATCCTTTCGCATTACCAGTTGAAGCTGACTTCAATTGGCGTTTACGATCAGTCTCTTGCATATCAACAGTTTCTTTAACTAAGTTTTGACGTTCTTTCCACAACGTGAGAAGTTCATCAGCACTATCATAATCAAACTTTTGATCTGCTCGTTGGTACAATTCAGTACGCACTTTAGATTTAGCAACCCACTCACCAAACTTTTCATCTTGAATAATCTCTCGAAAGTCAGGATGATTAGATTGTAGTTTGTTGAAAATCTCTGCTTGTTTCATCTGACGAGAAAGCTCTTCAGCTTCCTTAATCTTTGGATGATTAGCAAGTTTGTTATCAATGTACTTATCAGGATCGTCAAAGATGTCAAAGTCTTCGACAGTTTCTTGTGGGCTATTCTTGGCTTCTATCTGTGTCTTAACGAAATCATCAACTATCTTACGGAGTTCTCCGACCTCTGAAGATTGTTTACCTAAAAGTTTCTCAGCCTCTTGATGCATCCGGACAATATCCTTAATGTCCTTACCCTGATACTTTTCAGGAATATCATCTTCTTCTTGGGCTTCTTGAATCTCTTCTGGTTCTGCAGGTTGTTCCTCAATAGGAGTCTGCTCTTCTTCAACAGGTGAGTATTCTTCTCCGTCCTCTAGTTCTTCGGGACTTACATCTAAAAAACGTGCCATATTGTTAAACTCCGTGCCGTAGCATTATGGATATGTTATTGTCTAGCGGCTCTTTCGTGATCCTTAGCCCACGCATCATCGGCATCAGGCCAACCTGAACCTTTGAAATGTGTTCGGACACTAGAGATTATCCGCTGTGCGGTGTCACCACATTCAGGACAAGTTGCAAATAGATCGTTAGAATCTACCCATTGTTCTTCAATATGTTGACAGTTGGTACATTTGAAATCATATCGCCTAAGCATTCTCAGACTCCATGTCAAATGCATTTTTTATTCCAGTTTCAAAGCGTACAATGTTTAACAATGCTGTACGTTGTCCTTGCAAAAGGAATAATTCTTTTTCACTCTTGATATCTTCAATGATATGTGTATCAAGAGTTTCTTGAGCTTCTTCTACGAATTGTTTCCAACCCGGATGTAAAAATAAGTCAAGATAAATTTCATAATACTTTTCTTCTTCAGGACTCAATCGAGTTTCTCCTGTTAATTGATGCAAATATTATACCACATTTTTAATCATTTGTCAAGTCTTTTGCTTGACTTTTTGTATTCCTTGTGGTAGTTGGTTTTTTATTCTCCGATTCTAGTGCGGAAATCCTATCGTCTAATCTTTGCAATATGGCATTCACTTGTTGGAGAATGTTATCCACATCTTGCTTAGTTACCATTGGCTTGCCTCATTTGTTGCTCAACAATATCTTCTTTACTTGCGATCTCACGTTCTTTAAGTACAAGCTCTGCAAGTTTAGCTCTACGATCAAACTCTTTATCAGTTTCATCTTTGTCTGGTATTGCACCCTTCATAGCGGCAATCCGTTTAGTCTGTGCATCTTCAGGAAGGAGTTGAGTTTCTACTTCGTTCTGACGCACACGAGACATAATCTCTTCATTCTGTGCTTGGATGTTTGCAATGGTAGCTTGCTTCTGCGCCATATCCATTTCCATAGCCGCTTGTTGCATTGCTTGTTGTTCTGGGTTAGGCTGATTGGCTTCACGTAACTTTGCAATAATTTCTTCACGGTTACTGAGGTTCATGTTATCTACAATAGACTCAATTAGTAATGGATACATCGGAGAGTCAGGTGACATTGTTTGTAACAACTGTACCAACTGAGTAACTTCATACTCACGTGCAATGATACCTAGTGATGAAGTTGTAATGAACTTAAAGTCTTTTGCAGGATAACGCTCTGGATCAAACTGCATGTAACGGTGGGCAACTTTCTTGACCATTGGAATCAAGAACGCTTCTTGGAAGTTAATCAATGTACGCTTGTGACGTTTAATAATAGCCCCAAGTGACATTGAAATCCCTGCGGCTGTAGAGTCGCCATTAATACTTCCCGGTATTCCTGCCGCATCAATTGCACCAGTAGCCATTTGCACCATTTGTTGTAATGATGTTGATTGATTAAACGTGTTAGGGTCAAGCTGACCAAAGTTAAATGGTTGTAAGATCTCAGCAGGGTTACCATTAGTCAAGATTGCTTTACCCGGACGTACCTCTAGCTTAGCACCACGAGGGAGCCTAGAAGCGTCTACAGCCATCATTGGATGTACAGTCAATGCCAAGGCATCAATACGTGCGCGTAGTTCTGTATCGAGAGCTTTCTGTGCGTTGTAACCTTTTTCACAAACACCACGACCCCAAAAACGACCTGGTACGATATCCCAAGGGAATGCAATAACAGGACGATCTTCCATCATATATGGGTTTGCTTCTACTTTCAGAAGTGTACTGTTGTTTGCAATGACAATGATTGCTTCGATATATTGATCTTTTGACTCTTCGGTCTCATCGTCCTCCATGTCGTATGCACTCTGTTCAAAGAGATCACGAGGAACAAGACCATAATACTTAGTCAAACGCACCTTGTCTTCAAAATGTACAGTCAAGTCTTGATCTGGCTCAAGATCGCTGTCAGGAGGTGCAGTTCCTACTTCAGTATCATTATAAATACCTTGCTCTTGTAATATTTTAACTTGGTGGTAAGGAACAAACTCATCAATCGCAACGCCCAGTGCTTCTTCAACGCTAGTCGCAACAGGATCAATCAAAAAGTTCTGGGGCATAACAGGACGTAAAGTAAAAACAGTACGTGTTGTTTCCATCACACCAACTGCCTGCATTTCACCGTCAAGGATTGGTTGGGTTGCAGGAATAAACTCTTTAATTTCGTTGGCTACAATCTCTGCAACACCAGTACCAAACACGGCGGCATTGATAAGACACTCAGCGATTTGCTTACGCACCCCCACATACTGGAAATCTTCTGTGAGTTGTTCCCGTACAAGTTGGATGTCACCTTGGTTAGGATCAACCATGTCATCCTTAATATCAAAGAACTTACCACGACCAAACGTAGCTTCTTCGACTTCTGCGACACTAGACTCAACAGCTTGTTGTAATGCGGGAGAAATAATACGAGATCGTTCAGACGCTCGCATACTATCTTCTTCTGCCCAGACACCACGCCATAATCTATAGTATTCGTCAAACTTTTTTTGATAGTTGGCTTCGTAATGATCACGCCAAGTATTACATTTCTGCATTACCCAGTTTTCAAGTGATCCGTCTTTTGTAAAATCCTGTTCGTAATCCATGTTAATATCCTGCTACGGTATCTAAAACTTCAAAATCATCTTCTTCGTAGTCGTAGTAGTAGACTACTTTAGCAAGTTGGTCAATGTAAGCGAGGGCATCAACCAAGTCATCGTGTACTAATGCATTAGGGAACTGAAAGAGTTCATCAAGAAAGTTTGCATTCCATTCGCCTTTATTAAGTGTTATTTGCTTATGTTCAAAACGGCCTTGAAGTCCCCAGATAATACGATCAATCTTTTTCTTGTTACCGTGTGTAAGTTCTTCAACACGAAAGAAACGCTGACTCGATTTCATAATATCAGTTAGGTATGGAAGCACAGCATTTTTTAATGCACCTTTTTCAATCCCAACTGCAATTGGTTGGTAATGAGATACTGCATCAAATATTTTCTTTGCAGTTTTTTTAATATCCCATCTACCGTGAATAATGTTTGCTACCCACCATCCGTCTTCATTAACTTTTACAACGGCAATAGCGGTCTGGTCTAGTTTTTTGTTTTTTGATTTCGTTGCGGATTCAACATCTGCAAAACCTGCAAGGTCAACTGCAATATAATAATCCCCATGCTCAGGCTCTTCATCATCAAACTGTACCCAGTCTTCTTTAAATATTTCTGAACCACTAGCTTCAAAGCTTGCAAGGAATTCTTGCCTGAACGCATAGCTCGACATGGATTTTTTAGCTGTATCAATTTCGTTTGGATCGAGTAACGGATTGTCATAAGATGTGAAATGCCATGCTTTATATGACTCATCATCCTCTAACTCCGCATACTGATACAACTCATAAAAGTGATTACGACCCATTGGCGTACCAATAAACATGGCTTCACCCTTCTGGTCAGCAAGCGCAGGACGTAGAATCTGTTCCCATACACTAGGTTTCATATCCGCATATTCGTCCATCACAAGGAACTTAAGGGATACACCACGCATGGTCTCTGGTCTATCAGCACCTTTTAGTGAGATAGTACAACCGTTAATGAGAGTGATTTGCAAGTTGTTAATGTGGGAACTTTTAATGACAGGATGCGCTAGCTCTAGCAATGTTTGCCACATAATATCACGAGCCTGCCCTTGAGTTGGCGCAACATAAAACACATGACCACGTTCAGTCTGTAATGCGTTAATGATTAACAACCAAGCGGCAAGTCGTGATTTACCTGTACGTCTTCCTGCCGCAACAATCTTAAATCGTGCCTTATCTTCAAAGACATCTTGTTGCCACGGTAGTAGTTCTACATTAAGTTCTGTCATTTACGAGCGTAAGGTGTTCCTTGTAAGAGTAAACTATCAAGCTTGTCAAATTCACTTTCTAGTCCTGTTGCTTCTCCTTTCAATTCATCTATTGTAACAGACTCCTCCTGTACTGGTTGAGCCGTTGGCTCTGGTCCTTGCTGTACAGGAGGTAACTCAAAATCCAGACGACCCGGCTCCGTTGGAGGTATAGGAATATCTTTGAAACCGGGTTCTCCTAATAGATCTGCTTCATACAATTCCGCATGAGTTCTAAATTTTGCACGCTTACTTGGATCATTCTGTGTTTGATGGTAGCGACCCCACCATTCATCAACAGGCATTGATTCTAACTTTTTAAAATCAGAGCGTGGACGCATTCGATGGTCTGCAAGGAATAGTACTTGCTGTTGGTCTAAGTCTAGTTCAGCAGGATTATAATCAATAGGTAACTCTTGTACCCACTCTGGTGGTTCTTCTTTCAATACCTCTTCGTAGAATGCTTTGATTCTATTAAGACCTACTTCAGCAGATTTACCTTCTCCAATTTCATACTGGAACGCACCACGTCCGGGACCACCACCCATCTGAACACGATCAGGAATAATACCCATACGTTGTTCTGAGTCCCAACTTTCATGGTATGCAATTTTATTCATCGCATCAGCAATCAAATCAGGAGACATTTCTTTTTCTTCTGCAATTAGATTTAAAATTCTCTGAGCTTCACTCATGATCTATGATTTCTCCTTTACCCTCAGTGCTGATTGTAGTCTCACCGCCTACACCAGTGATCGTAATGTTTACAGATGACCTACCACCGCTTGCATCTTTTTCAAAATAACTCACAGGTAGCATACGATCCATTAATAATTTCCATGCCGCCGCTTGATTCTTATGTTCATCGTCTAATGCGGCGTTGACAATACTATCAAGTACCTTTCGAGACTTCGGACTGGCTAACAAACGAGCTTTCATCTCATTGATTGCCGCCGCATCTCCGGGAGGTCTTCCACGTTTTACGCGATTGCCCACCTTTTTAGACTCAACATCACTCTTAGGGGGTCTTCCAATTCTTTTTGTTGGAGTATTCTCTGTCATATACAGTACTCTGTAGTTATCGCAACAGAAATGCAAGAGATATTAACATTAAAAGTAATTAACTACTTGCGTTTTTCTCTTGCGTTTCTCTAAAGTGTATATATTGTACCATACTTTTGTTGATTTGTCAAGACCTTTTAACATAATCAGTGCATATTCTTCCCTTGTCCCTTTCTCTGGCGGGTCTCAGCCATGCTGTTTATCTCCGCAGACGCGGTTAAGTCTTTGTAAATGCAAATGATTCGCATTAAGATAACCATTATCATTTAGATTTTTATTTTACCTTTTTTTGTATCTGAGTAGGTACACTATCGACACGTTTACCGGTGTGCCCTCCCCCCGGCCTGCGGAGTTGGCATGGTTGTTGCATGGCGAAAACTGGCACGATTCTTGATTAGTTCAACATGTCAAATGATTTCTGACTATGGAAGTGTGAGTATCGATACAGTACCCCTATGGATATCTTTCTAATAGACCCCACCTATCACCCCAGTCATATCGATAGATATATACAATGAAACTAACATGCTCCAAACACGGTCTAACCTAACAAGAGCGCAATACCGCGTCTCGAATCCAGAGTTTAAGCATACTTAAAGAGGTAGTAAAAATGGATATCAAAACGCATGTAACAAAAATGGCATCTGCTCTGAAGAGTCAGCAGACAGCAGGCATTAAGACTGTTGGTGTTCTGAAGGCATTCATCAATGAGGCCACATTAGGCGATGCACTGATTCAGAACTACATTGATCAAGTCCAAGAACAGGCGATTGCGAAAGGGGTTCTTAAATCATCATCGGCAACGATGAAGTCTCAAATCAAGAAAGTCCTTAAACTGGCAATGACGCATAAAGAGGATGTGATTAAACTGGCAGAAAATGCGGGCAATTTAGACCAGTGGTATAAAGCCTGTCTAGACGCTAAAGATCCGAGCAGGAATAAAACGCATAAGGTTAACAAGCCGAAAGCGCAAGACCTACCGAAACTTCAGGATGAAGCGAAAGAACCGAGCGAAGTGACCAGTCCGATCGATCAATTCAAGACGGCATTGCGAGCGATGCTTGATTCGGGAATGACGATGCATCAAATACAGACGATCATCGCTCAAGAGATCGAGGTCGCGAAAGCGGCCTAATCTGGAGGGGCGAAAGCCCCTTCTTTTAAGCATACTTAAAAAGGAGTACATTTGTGGATACACTTGTGACATTGTTTGTGATTTCATTTGTGGCCTTTATGTTGGGCACAGGTGGTTGGTTGTTCAAGAGTATATGGGAATTGATAACAGGAGAAGATTGTGAATAGTTTTGAGTTAATGAATCCGCTGTTGCATTCAGCGTTACATGGTGCAGAGCTTGTAGTTCTGTTGTTTGTTGGTATATATTTTGTGAGTAAACTTGGAGAGTAACATGAAATTAGAATGTAAGTTGTTTGATCTTAAGGATCTACGTGAGAGTCAAGTGTCATTTATTGCTGAGGCATTCTTCAGCGAGGCGAATGAGGACTTTGATGGTGGCTATATGTCGTTGGCTCGTGGTAACTACTCGACGGCATACGATTTGTTCAGTATGATGGGCGGTAATGAGTGGTATCAATTACGCGCTCGCAGATGTCAAGAACGGTTGAATGAAATTGAGGAGGCAGAGTAATGAGTAAAGATTATATGTATGAACCGTATGAAGAGACTCACCACTACATTGTGGTGCAAGAGATTAAAACCATGCGTGAATATTCTTTGGAGGCGACGAGTCTTCAGGATGCGATCACGCAGATCGAGCAGGGTGATCACAATAATGTCTCGATTGAGGACGATTGTGGTACAGAGGAAATCAAAGGCCGTGTTGTGTCGGCCCGTATTGATGAGGAGATGGAGTAATGTTTAAAGATATCAACCCGCGTATCAATGAGTATATGCAACTGAGTCCTATCGGTATGCAAGACGGTATCATGTTTGTTGTGTTGTCGATCAAGACACCATTCCATACCATGAAGACGCAGATGCTTGACTACAAACAGAATGGTCTTGACTCCAAGTATGTGTGGGGTTTCAAGAAGGATACACTCAAGTATCTGTTGGAGCATAGTGGTGAGTTGTACGATGACCTTATGGAGTTGTGGGTCACACCTAAGAAGGAGTTGGGTGGTACTGCTGACACCAAGGATGCGGCCATGATGATGCGACTGATGGATGTTCCCGGTCTTGGTATGGTCAAGGCAGGCTTTGTCATGCAGATGATGTTCGGTCGCGTGGGGTGCATGGATGTACACAATACCCGCAGGTTCTACAAGGTTGACTCCAAGGATGTACAGATATCCGCAGGAGTGCGTAAGGACTCGACTAAGTTCAGAAAGATCATTGGGTATGTGCAGTTGTGTAAAGGTAACCGCAGTACATCCAAGCTATGGGACTCATGGTGTGAGCAATTAGTGTACAAGCCTTGCAATCGTGGTCGCTTTGCCGATGGTAATGCGGTATCTCAATTCCATTTACAAGCATTGGTGGTGTAATATGAAAGAGTTTGTGTTTACTGTACCATACAAAGAGACGGTAACAGGACTGACCACGTTTAGTGTAGAGGCTGAATCTCTTGAAGAGGCAACAAACAAACTTAACAAAGAATCGTATATGTATTATGTAGATTCAGAGGAGCATTCTTCAGATGACTATGAAGAGTTCTGGGGTGAGTTATCGTTAGAACGTGTAAAGGAGAAAGACAAATGAAAGGTGTATTAGTAGATCCGTATCTCAAGACTATTGAGAACGTGGAAGTAAATGACTGGCGTGATATCCAGAATCACTTACAGTGTATGTGGTTTGGTTCTGGCGGATACGATGAGGGTGGCGATGCCATCTATGTCAACGATGAGGGCTTGTATGAGGAGACAGAGTTCTGGTATGCACCTGATGTGTACCCTTATCCGTATGCAGGGCGTGTGTTGTTCCTTGGTATCAATCGGGCCAATGGTGAGTCACAGGATGCATGGTTGGATGCAGAGGATGTTGCGGACATGGATCACAAGTTCATGACGCGCGATGAAGTAGCAGTGATGGGAGATTTGCACTGATGTTTAAAGATGGTAGGGAGTATTACGGTACTCATTGGTGGTATGACCCAGAGGACAATGAGTTCTGTCTCAATGTCGTGTGGAAGTTTGAGAAGGGTGGAGACATTCCTGACTCATGGCACTTGCAGTCTGTTGAGTTGGAAGACTACAGTGATAGTTTGCCTCAAGGCTTCATCGAGGAAGTCAAGTGGATGTGCGGAACAGATAGAGAAATCTGGCGTTATGTTGTGAATGAAGGACCGTCAATGAAAATGGAAGAGGTAAGCTACGAATGAAACATTACTATACAATTGAAGAACTTGTGAACTTTTTAGAGAATTTAGATCCACTTACAATTGAGTTTGCTGACACTGAAGGTGCGCTCGATGCCATCATAGCGAGGCTGAAATCACAGAGCGATCACATCGAGTGGATGCGTGGTCGTCTTGCGTTGGCTGAGCATGTCATCGGTGAGTTGTATCTCATGCAGAGGGAGTATGAAGAATGAGTTCGTTTGACAAACTATGGCATGGTGTGATACCATGTGGTCACTGGATGATCACAAAACCGTGGGGTAATCGATGAGTATCAGTAAAGGATTCTTAATCTATGCTGTCATCATTGCCTGCTCACTAGCAGGGAGATATATGAATGAGATGTCTGGGATGTAACAAAGAGTTGACTGACTTTGAAGCGACTCGCAGGTATGCCGACTCAGAAGAGTTTATTGATATGTGTAATGATTGTTTCAAGCACACTGACATCAAAGCTCTTGAGCGTCATGACCTGATGAGTATCTCTGATGTGATGGAGCTTGACTCAGATGAAAATTCATGATACAATATTCTTACTTTATAGATACGCAAGAGATTTTAGTTATGGTTAATATCTTTAATATCCCTGAAGAGGACTTCAGAGTTGCAATGGAGGAACACAATGATCATCAGACTCTTGTGGATTGTTGTGAGATGATTTATAAATATGGTCTGTTGCGTACACTCAACAGTCTCTCTGATTATTGTGAGGACAACAAGGAGGCGTATGCGTTGAGGATGTTGAGTCAATATTACAAGGAGAACGAGAGTGCCTTTTGTAAAGATGCACCAACCATGCAATGACTGTGGTTCAAGCGATGCGCTTGCAACTAACGATGACGGGTGGACTCATTGCTTCTCCTGTGAGGCACGTAGACCGCCTGAGTCAGACGATTGGGTAGAAAGGAATAGCGAGGTACTAATGCACGCAACAACACACGACAGTAAGCCTGTCCATGCGTTTGAGGACGCAAACTATCGAACGATCATTGACCGTGGTATCAGCAGTGACACTGCACGTACATACAAATGTGTTCAGTACGATGGACAAACCGCGTTCGCATACACAGATGACAATGGCAACATTATAGCTGAGAAGGTACGCTCTGCTGATAAGAAGTTCTTTGTCAATGGCAACTGGAAAGACGCACAGCTATATGGTCAGCATCTCTTCAGCAAGGGCGGTAAGTTTGTCACCATTGTCGAGGGCGAGTTCGATGCGATGGCCGCGTACCAAATGCTTGGGTCTAAGTATCCGGTGGTTTCTATCCGGAACGGCGCGGCCTCTGCCGCCAAAGACATACGGTCTCACTACGAGTGGCTTGATTCCTTTGACAACATCGTGATCTGCTTTGACGCTGACGATGCAGGACAGAAGGCGGCATCACAGGTAGCTGAGATCTTTGGCAGTAAAGCCAAGGTGTTCAAGCATCTCGATGGTATGAAGGATGCGTGCGACTATCTTCAGAACAAGAAGATGAAGGAGTTCTCTGACAAGTGGTGGGCCTCTGAGCAACACGTACCTGATGGCATCATTGTCGGTAGCCAATTGTATGAGGATGTGATGAAGCCTCTTGCACCTGCCGATGTTGACTATCCGTTTGCGGGTGTAAATGGGTTAACATATGGTATCCGAAAAGGTGAGTTAGTGACGATCACTGCAGGATCTGGGCTTGGTAAGTCTCAGTTTGTACGTGAGATTGTGTGGCATGTTCTCAACAAGACTGAGGAGAACCTTGGTCTGATGTTCCTTGAGGAGTCAGTACGCAAGACAGGTCTGTCACTGATGTCACTGGCGGCTAATCAACCACTTCACTTACCTGACTCAGATGCAACCACAGAAGACAAGAGGGATGCCTTTACCAAAACTTTAGGGACAGAGCGTATCTACTTGTTCGATCACTTTGGTAGCACCAGTGTCGATAACATTATCAATCGAGTGCGGTATCTTGCAAAAGCGTTGGGCTGTGGCTACGTCTTCCTTGACCACATCAGTATTGTTGTGTCTGCTCAGGCTAGTGGTGATGAACGTAAGGCTATTGATGAGATCATGACCAAGCTACGTATGCTTGTGCAGGAGACTGGTATTGCTCTGATTGTGGTGTCGCATCTCAAGCGTCCTGATACCAAGGGGCATGAAGAAGGTGCGGCTACATCACTGGCACAACTGCGTGGATCTGGTTCCATTGCTCAGCTATCTGACATGGTGATTGGACTGGAGCGTAATGGTCAGGCTGAGGATGTTACTGAGCGCAACACTACCCGTGTGCGTGTTCTAAAGAACCGCTTCAGTGGGACTACTGGTCCTGCGTGTAGCTTGCTGTACTCCCGTGACACTGGTAGAATGACTGAGGTAAATGATGAGGAGTTGTAATGCAACCAAATGTACTGGTACTCGATATCGAAACCAACCTCGCGCATGACACCATCTGGTGTTGTGTGACCAAGGGTAATTGGTTTCCTGCGAGTGAAGGTAATGTGTTTACGCATGGACAAGGTGGACTGCAAGACTTAATCAATCAGGCTGACATTGTTGTTGGTCATAACATCATTGGGTTTGATGGTCCTGTCTTGTCAAGAGTATGGGGTATCAAGATTCCTGTACGCAAGGTGCGTGATACATTAGTGATGTCAAGGCTATGGAATCCACAACTGGAGGGTGGTCATAGTCTACGTATGTGGGGTCAACGTCTTGGTGATTTCAAAGATGAGTTCACTGACTTTGACGGTGGCCTCACGCAAGAGATGATCAAGTATTGTAGGCAGGATGTCCATGTGACTACGCTGTTGTATGAGAAGCTCGACAAAGAGTTACAGGGCTACGCATACTCTGTTGATCTTGAGCATCGTGTTGCATACATCATGAAGAAGCAGGAAGACAATGGTTTTAAACTCAATGAGAAAGAAGCTATCTCTTTATTGGCTCAACTTAAAGATCGAATGGCTTATATTACTGACCACTTGCAAAATATATTTCCTCCGATTGTGGAAGAGCGTTGGTCAGAGAAGACAGGCAAACAACTTAAAGACAGGGTTACCGTATTCAATGTGGGGTCAAGACAACAGATCGCACAGCGTCTGCAGGAACGTGGTGTTAAGTTTACTAAGACGACTGAGAAAGGGACTATCATAGTTGATGAGGGTACACTGAAAGCTATTGACTTACCTGAAGCACAACTGATTGCTGAGTACCTGATGATACAGAAGCGGGTTGGTCTGCTTGAGTCATGGATTGATAACGTCAAGGATGACGGTAGGGTACATGGCAGGGTCATTACTAATGGTGCTGTGACTGGACGCATGACACACCAGAAGCCCAATATGGGTCAAGTACCTAGTGTCAACAGCGAATATGGACCTGAGTGTCGTGGTCTGTGGACTGTTGATGATGGTAACATCTTATGCGGGACGGATCTTTCGGGGATCGAGTTACGTTGTCTTGCACATTACATGCAGGATGACGAGTGGACAGAGGAACTATTGAATGGGGACATCCATCAGAAGAACGCTGATGCCGCAGGCATTACGAGACCGCAGGCTAAGACTCTTATATACGCGACATTGTACGGTGCAGGACCGGCCAAGGTTGGTAGTATTGTCGGCGGAGGTGCGCGTGAAGGGAGTGAAGTACTCCAGAATTTTTATCGCAACACCCCTGCGTTATCAAGACTTATGGAGAAAGTTAAGAAGGTGGCGGTCAAAGGGTACGTACCCGGCTTGGATGGTAGAAGAATACTGGTGCGTAGCGAACACGCCGCACTTAATTCATTACTGCAAGGATGTGGTGCTATTATTGCGAAGCAGTGGTGCATCGAGGCGCACAAAGAGTTCAAGAGACAAAGACTTCCTGTACAGCAAGTTGCATTCGTGCATGATGAAATCCAGATTGAAGCACAGAGACCACATGCGGAAACTGTTGCGTCAATCATGGTAGCCTCTGCTCGCAAAGCGGGTGAGGTGTTGGGGTTTCGGTGTCCCGTAGATGCCGAAGCAAAGATTGGTAACAATTGGTTTGACACGCACTAACAATGTGTGTTATAATATATGTTCTATTACTTCCTATAGGAGAAAAGTATGAGCGAAGTATTTAAACTTGACAACGTAGAGTTGATGTGGCCCTTCCTGTATGAGCGTAACAAGCTCAGCGGTAAGTACCAAGTCGATATTGTGAACCTCGATGACGATCAGATCGAGGCTATCGAGAAGACTGGCGTGACTGTACGCTCTGATGCTAACAAGCCAGAGAAAGGGTTCTTCATTACGTGCAAGTCTAAGAACTACGAGATCACACCACACGATAAGAATGGTGACGTGATTCCTTCAAGCATCAAGGTAGGCAATGGTTCTAAGGCGAACATTATGGTCAAGCCTTATTCTTGGAAGTCACCGACTGGTCAGTCAGGTATGTCGTTAAGCATTGCTAAACTTGTGATCACTGACCTGAACAAATATGAAGCACCTGAAGTCAATGAGATGGCTGAGGACGAAGAGACTCTGTGATCGCACTGATTGATGGCGACATCCTCTGTTACCGCATAGGATTTGCAACTCAAGAGGAATCTGAGGACATAGCTATCAGGACGATGGCTAGGTTCTTGGAAGACATGCTGATGTTTGATATCGACTGTTCAACATGGAGGACATACTTAACTGGCAGTTCAAACTATCGGCATGACTACGCCATCACTGCACCTTACAAGGGAAACCGCAAGGGAGAGAAACCAGTACATCATGGTCTCTTGCGGGAGTACCTTCAATACTCATGGAACGGTGACGTGTACGAAGGGATCGAAGCTGACGATGCAATTGCAATCGAGGCAACCAAGTTCGGTGACGATTCCATCATCGTCTCCTTGGATAAAGACTTTGATCAAGTGCAAGGATGGCACTACAACTTTGTTAAGAAGGAGAAGTATTACATCACCGCAGAGCAGGGATTGCTCAACTTCTATATGCAGTTTCTTGTTGGTGACCGCATTGACAACATCATAGGTGTCAAAGGTATTGGCCCTAAGAAAGCTCACAAATTACTCAATGGACTGAGTGAACGGGAGATGTTTGATGTTTGTGTTGAGGAGTTAGGAAGCCACGAGAGGGCTGTCGAGAACGGAGTGTTGTTATACTTACAACGCAAGGAGAATGAGTTATGGAGTCCGCCAAGTGAAAACGCAGTCAGCGAAAGCGAAGGGGCGTAAGCTACAGCAGTGGGCGCGTGACCAAGTTCTCGATGTGTATCCCCATCTGGAGGAGGATGATGTTAGAAGTACAAGCATGGGTGTTAGTGGCAGTGATCTTCAACTTAGCCCTTTGGCTCGCAAGTCTTTCCCGTTCGATGTCGAATGCAAGTCGCTTGCGAGAGTTGGAGTCTATCGTTTTATTGACCAGTGCAACAATCGAGGCGATGCACAGCCACTTGTCATCGTTAAAGAAAACAGAAGAAAGCCTTTAGCTGTTGTTGATGCAGAGTATTTCTTTGAACTATTGAAGAAGGTTAAGCATGATTAAACATATGGTCATACCTGACACGCAAGTAAAACCTGATCATCCAATTGATCACTTGCGTTGGGCAGGAGAATATGCCGTAGATAAAAAGCCTGATGTGATCATACACATTGGTGACCACTTTGATCTACCTAGTCTATCAACGTATGATGTCGGTAAGAAATCGTTTGAGGGCAGACGCTACGTCAACGATATCAACTCAGGCATCGAGGCTATGCAAGAGTTCCTTGATCCTATTCGTAAGGAACAAGAGAGGCTCAAGCGTAACAAGGACAAGCAGTGGAACCCTCGCATGGTATTCACACTTGGTAACCACGAGTACCGTATTGCTCGTGCTATCAACGCTGACCCTAAACTAGACGGACTGATGTCCTTTGATGATTTATATTTAACAGAGATGGGATGGGAGGTGTATGATTTCTTACAGCCTGTGGTCATTGATGGTGTGTGTTATAGCCATTACTTTGTTAGTGGTGTTATGGGAAGACCAGTAAGTTCCTCTAACGCACTGTTGAACAAACAGCATATGAGTTGTGTCATGGGTCACGTACAGGATCGTAGTATCTCCTACGCTAAACGTGCTGATGGTAAGCGCATCACTGGATTGTTTGCAGGAATCTATTATCAACATGATGAGGACTACTTGAACCCGCAGACTAACGGATCATGGTCTGGTATCTGGATGTTGCATGAAGTCTTTGAAGGTACGTTCGATGAGATGCCAGTGTCAATCAACTACTTGAGGGAGAGGTATGCCTGATCTAAATTCTATGGCCCGTGAGTATCAGCTTGGTGGTAACCATTACACATCCAAAGACATACAACCTTGGGATGCAATGCAGTCATGGATGACTGAGGATCAGTACCGTGGATACTTAATTGGTAATGTAATCAAGTACATCGCTCGCTTTCAGGACAAGGGTGGTGTATTAGATTTGCAAAAGTGCAAACATTATCTTGACAAACTAATTGAAGTATGGTAAAATAGATGTTTACGCTTGAAGATATTAAGGATAAGCTCAAGCAGTTAGATGAGGTAACTCTGATGGAGACGTTAGAGATTACTTCAGAAGACTTAGTTGAAAGATTCGTAGACCGGATCGAACAAAAACAAGAGACACTGGAGATAGACTTAGATGACTCAACACCTTGGGATAACGATTGATTATGAAAGAGACAGTCGCCTTAGTGAGCAAGCACTTACGCTTATGCGTGACTACTATATGCTTGAGAATGAAGAGTCTCCTCAGCAGGCTTTTGCTCGTGCGGCAGTTGCCTACTGTTATGGGGATCTGGATTTGGCACAACGTATTTATGACTATGCCTCAAAAGGTTGGTTCATGTTTGCGTCACCTGTGCTCAGTAATGCCCCAGAACCGAATGGAAAGATTGGTGGGTTGCCTATTAGCTGTTTCCTTACTTACGTGGGGGACAATCTTGATAGCCTTATTGAACATAATGGGGAGGTAGCATGGCTTTCCGTAAAGGGCGGAGGTGTGGGTGGGCACTGGTCAGACGTGAGAGGAGTGAGCAACAAAGCTCCGGGACCAATCCCATTCATGAAAGTAGTAGACGCGCAGATGACAGCGTACAAACAGGGGAAGACACGGAAGGGAAGCTACGCGGCGTACCTAGACGTAAGTCATCCTGATATCGAGGAGTTTATCTCCTTCAAGGTAGCGACTGGTGGTGACATCAATCGCAAATGTTTTAATCTTTTTAATGCAGTGAACATCACTGACGCTTTTATGGAGGCGGTAATTAATGATACAGAATGGAATCTCACAGACCCAAGTACAGGAATTGTCAGAGATACAGTCGAGGCTCGCAGACTTTGGCAACGAATACTTGAAGCTCGCTTCAGAACTGGCAGTCCTTACCTTAACTTTATCGACACAGCCAGACGAAGTTTACCAGAAGCTCAGAGACGGCTTGGACTCACAATTATGGGTAGCAACCTCTGCAATGAAATCCATCTCGCAACAAATGAAGAACGCACAGCAGTCTGTTGCCTCTCATCAGTCAACCTCGAAAGATACGACGACTGGAAATCAAGCGGCATGGTTGGAGACCTTATCAGATTCTTGGACAACGTGCTTCAATTCTTTATTGACAACGCACCAGAACAATTATCAAAAGCTGTTTACTCAGCTTACAGAGAACGCTCAGTTGGCCTCGGAGCAATGGGCTTCCACGGCTACCTCCAAGGCAAAGGGATAGCTTGGGAATCTTGGCAGGCCGCTAGTGAAAACTACCGGATGTTCCAAGAGATCAAACAACAGGCAGAGTATTCAACATACCAGTTGGCTATTGAGCGTGGAGAATGCCCTGATGGTAGGGGTACAGGTGTGCGAAACATGCATCTTCTAGCTGTTGCCCCTAACGCTAACAGTAGCATACTATGCGGTTGCTCTGCCTCTATTGAGCCTCGCATATCTAATTGCTTTGTTCATAGGACGAGGGCAGGATCTCACACGGTTCGTAATCCGTACTTGGAGGAACTCTTAGATGACAAAGGAAAGAACACCAAGAAGGTATGGCAAAGTATTCTTGAGAATGAAGGCTCTGTACAGCACTTGGAGTTCCTCTCCGACGACGAGAAGGCTACATTTAAGACAGCATTTGAACTCGATCAGGGGTGGGTCGTCGAACACTCAGCTAAAAGACAAGAGTTTATATGTCAGGGGCAGAGTGTTAACGTGTTCTTCCCATCGGGTACTGACAAGGCTATTGTCAACCAAGTACACCTCAAGGCGTGGAAGGAAGGGCTTAAAGGATTATATTATCTACGCACGACTGCAGGTGTTACAGCGGAGAAGGTTGGGACTAAAGTGGACCGTAATGCGTTGAAGGACTTTGAGGATGATGAGGTATGTGTCTCATGTCAGGGATAGATTTAAAACTAAAGAAGGCGTGGTTGAAATTGCTGAGGACATCGTGCAACAGGAACTGGGAGAAGGCACGTAAGCAACACGCCAAGATCATTGGACTAGAACTGGAGATTAGAGTACGTGAACAACAAAATACTAGAAAGAATTGAACTGGTCAAAGACGTAGACCCTTTCAATAAACAATTATTAAATGACGCCTACGACACAATCATAGAATTGTCCAATAAACTGGACACACTGGAGAAACAATTGTATGAGCTTGCAGGAACAGAGCAAAAGTTATAAACCATTCAACTACCCTTGGGCTGTTACGTATGCCACAGAGCATGAGCGTATCCACTGGATTGAGGATGAGTTAGAGTTACAAACAGATGTATCACACTGGAAGTCAGGCGCACTATCGGAGAGCGAGAAGAACCATATCACCCAGATCTTGCGGTTATTTACGCAGACAGACGTGGCGGTTGGAACAAACTATCTTGAGTATTATATTCCCAAGTTCAAGAACAATGAGATTAGAGCCATGCTCACAGCCTTTGCTTCTCGTGAGTTCATCCATCAACGAGCATATGCCTTACTCAATGACACTCTCGGACTTCCGGAAGAGGAGTTCACAGCGTTCTTAGAGTATGAGCAAATGTCTGCAAAACTGGAGTTCATGTCCGGATTAGACGTAACTTCTATAAGCGGTACAGCCCTTGCAATTGCACGCTCAGTGTTGAATGAAGGTATGAGTTTGTTCTCAGCATTTGCGATGCTACTTAACTATCAACGCTATGGTAAGATGCCGGGTATGTGTACTGTTGTTGAGTGGTCAGTACGTGATGAGTCACAACACGCAGAGGGGATGGCTAAGTTATTCAGGGAGTATTGTAATGAACATCCACGAATCGTTAACGACGATTTCAAGAAAGATATCTACGAGATGTTCCGTACTGCAGTCAAACTTGAAGACAAGGTTATTGATCTTGCGTATGAGATGGGTGACTTGGAAGGTCTGTCGTCGGCAGATGTCAAGCAGTACATTCGTTATCTCGCAGACAGACGACTACTGCAACTTGGTCTCAAGACAAACTGGAAGGTTAAGGAGAACCCTCTACCGTGGATGGAGGAGATTCTTGGAGGTAGCTCTATGAGTAACTTCTTTGAGAAGCGAGTGACTGATTACAATGCACATGGATTAGATGGAGATGATTGGGGATGGTAGTACAGTTTAGTTTTTGGCACGTCTTTGGACTGTCTGTTGAGTCTGTGGAAGCACAGCCTGTGTACGGTCGTCAGCATGGAGAATCAGAAGAAGACGCAACTATCTACTTCTTTGATGGATACATCTTCAATATACCTTTTGTAAAGATTATGGTCGGCAGTGTCTACGGACTTGTTGACGACTGAACCACCCTCCAGTGGAACTTGCCCCGCTTCGGCGGGGTTCTTTTTAGAGGTTAACCAAGTTAACCTAGCGGAGTGGTACTTGTTCCTCTAGTCCTCTCTTCAAGATCTCCTGATTGTAGAACTTACGTGCAACCTCTGGGTCTTGCTTCCGCAACTGTGCAAAGTATTTCCTACGCACTGCGTTCTGCACTTGTCCTGTAATCTTATCAAGTAGTACCTTACGTCTAGAATTAGTTGCATTCCTGTATGTCGCTGAGTTAATAAAGCGATCTAGTATAGGAGTCAGCATCTCAGCAGACATCATACGGAACTCACCAAGCTGTGCTGTTGTTAAACCAACGCGCATAATGGTATCTCCTACACGCCCCTTTGTATAGTTCAGATCAGCAAGCTCTTGTTGTAGCATTGTCTCTGGCCCTGATGTAATCCCAAAGCCAGTAACTGCCTGTGTAAAGTTAGTCTCACGCGGACCTCCAATTGCACCGTACTCCACTGGTAAGTCTTGACGCAGGAACGGGAAGCGTTGTTGTAACTTCTCGACGGGTGTTGTTGCAAGACGTTCATATGGATCAGTTGCGCGGGCAACCATGTTTAATACTGCAGGAGACAGTGGACGTAATGTAGATGCCATGAATGATTCAGCATATCGAGCAGGGTCTGACATAACCTCAAGGATATTTGAGAACCCTTCCATGAATGACTTACTTAAGATGTTTGCCTTGATTGCTACAAGTGTAGGCTTTGCCGCTTCATCCAAGAATGACGCATCAAGATCAGGGTTCTGAACATACTCATCGGTTAGACGTAACAAGTCAGCCGCAAGACCAAGCACTGTAGCGATAGGTTCAATCCGCTGATACGAAACCCAACTATCCCCTATCTTAATTGAGAAAGGTTGAATGCCTTGATCCTTCCATGCTTGCGCTTCATCTGCATTTCTAGGAGAGCCAGTGATATTACCACTAGCAAACATAGCACCGACTCCTGCAAACATTGTAGCCCCTAGAATCTGTCTAGGAATAAGCTCATCATTAGACATCTTGACAGGCACTGCACCCTTCAAATAAGCAGGACGTAATGCGTAACCTAGCCCAGGAACAAATGATGTACCTTCTTTTAGGATGTTCCATGGTGTCTTAATGAACGGTACAAAGTAAGCAACGAATGCATGGTCACGTCTAATATCCTGTGCCGCTTTAGCCGCACCGAACAAGGGAGACTGAAACGTCTGACGTAATGCAAACTCTTTGATGCTACCGTATGGAGTCATGTCATCATCTGATTGACCAAAGACTTTACCAATATCCATCTTCATGCGGCCAAAGACTTCTTCAATCTCATCAGCCTTAACTTCATCGACTGATCTCAATGAGTCCTTACGATACTGGTTATACAGATCACGGTATGATCCAAGTCCTTTTGCTTCATCCTCACGCGCCTTGACAGATGCCATCTGTGCAATCTTCTGTCTACGAAAACGTGCCTTACCATACTCATCAATTGCAACTGTTGCGCGAGTAGGCCAACGGATAATCTTGCCACCAAACTTAGATGGAATATGACCTGAGATATAATCATAGGCTTCATCCATATACGCTTCAAACTCAGTAGGGTTTAACCCTTCCTTCTGCATTTGAGCAGTGAAGCCTTTAGTTAATTGATCCATTGTGGATGTGTTGTCTGGTTCAGCAAATGCTTTTGCCGCTTTAGTTGCGGCAATCTCTTTGATAATTACCTTACGCGCTTCTGCTGTACTGACACCTAGTTGACGTGCAAGAGATGCAGATGACCTGTTTACATCAAGAGGATAACCACTCTTCCATCCTTGCTTGAGGAACATAATGTCCGCACCAAACCCCTCCATTGCCGCTTCAAACATAGCAACAGCATCACGTAGTTCACGATTAGGTTTAAGTAATTCTCCTGCCGCATTACGTGCTCTGTTAGTTACACGCAACGTATCAGTCAATGCACCAATAGCTTCAAGAGTTGGTGCTGTAAAGTTTTGAACACCAATAGAGATAGCGTTTGCAATAGGAGTACCAAAGCCTGAAAGGTAACCGTTGATTACGCCTTCAAGAAACATATCCCTAAATCGTGTAGGCTGAGTAGCCTTGTTCAGCCCTTTGCGAATAGCAACACCTAACGCTTTCTCGCTCAGTAACGTATCTGTATTGTCAATTAAATCTAAAGCCGAATTAACATTTGTATTACACGCATCCGCTACTTCAATAATGATTGGCTTTGCCATTAACACTTAACTCCAAAGATATCATCAATTGGTTTGCCTGCTTTAATCTTACCGGCATTTTGCTTTCGCTTCATCTTGATGTTTTGAATTTCTTTTAACGCATGGGATGCACGAGTACCATTGGTATCAATTGCATCAGCAATGTAAGAGTAGAACTGTAGTTCCATAACTGAGTCATACTCTTCTTGCGTCCACTTGTTAGTCCTGAATGAGCCTTGTCTACGCATTTCTCTCATTGCCTTATATGTGGCACGTATACGTTGCTCTGCTTCCGCCCTCAGTGGTTCTAAGATTCGTTGTTCTTGTGCATTGAACACCCGTCCTTTGCGAGCAGAATCCATCAACCATTCAACAATACTATCGTAGTCTTCTCCGATTAATTGACGTGCTTCTATTTCTAGTTCAGGGTTATCTTTGAATGTGTATGAACCAAACTTGTGACCCATGAGATCACGTAGCCGTACCTCAGCCGCACTCTCTCGTCCTGCCGCACGCCTTAGATCAGCATCAGTTTCATCAAAACCTTTTGATCCCGCAGGCTGTTTGTTCTTAAGAGACCATGCAGTAGCAACCATCTCTTCTTCATTCACACCCTCAGCAACCTGCTGTGCAAACTGCTGTTCAGGACGTACACCTGCAGAACCTGCAGACTCACGCGCCTCAGTACCCATACGTAACGGAGCAAACTCTTCTGCTTCATCTGTTGGAGGTGCTTGACGTGGAGTAACTGGTGCTTCTGTGACAGGAGTAGGTTGTTCAACTGTTACATCATCTGCAACTTTAACAGCACCTGCTTCTTCTGCTCTGGCTTGATTATACTTAATACGTACATCAGGACTGAGTTGGTCAATAACCCCACGGCGTAATGCATTGAGGTTTGCTTGTGCTTTGTTACCTGCTTTAACATCATCCAAACGCTTTGTGATTTTATCTGCGTCTTTCTTGATAGCATCAAGTTTCTGTTGTGCTCGCAAACGTAGGCTTTCATTATTCTTAGCACGAGCTAGATCTGCTTCTGCTTGTGTGACTTTAGCCTTAGCATCCTTAGCCGCTTGGACTAATGCACGATACTCATCCCTTGTTTCTTTTGCAACAGGACTCAGTCCTCTTTGTGCTTGAGTAACAAGTTCAGACTCTACTCTTTGTGTAGGTGTAGCCGCAGGAGTAATGACTTCATCATCTGCAACTTTAACAGGAGGATCTACCGCCTCTGCCGCATCTTCAAGTGCAGCATCTACGCCTTTCTCAGTGTCTTGCTTTGTCGGAACTTTGATATCGCGGGCAATAAACTTAGATAATGCACCACCTAATGCGCCTCCAAAGACACCACCAACTGTAGTGTTTAACAGACGACTATCACCAAACTCTTCAAACACTGGCTCAACAAGACCACCTGCCGCACCTGCCGCGCCACCTCTACCTATACCAGTAAGGACTTTACTACCAAATGCAATAGGTTTTAAGAATGCCGCAGGAAGAGTAACAGGATCAAGCATATTACCAATGAAGTTACCGCCGTAACCTGCAATAGGAGACTGCTCTAGTTGTACTCTACTTCTAAACTCATCTTCATATGAGTCTTCATAGAATCCTAAACCAGTAATATTAGAGAGACCTTCAATAGAAGACTCAAGCCCCTCACCCATTTGATTAAAGAATACTTCACCTGATGAACCTTCAGGTAAAAGATCAGTACCAAGTTTTAGCAGGGTATTGTTAATCTGCTCAGGCGTTGCAGTGTCAGGAAATTTAACTTTACCTAGGACTGGATGATCAACAGTAATTGTCATTGGACATTATCCCATATCAAAGGTGTAACCTGCGTTTGGATCTTGATTTCCTTTTCGAGTTCCGTCAGGATTATAAGTTTCTCCATACTGTTTATCCCATTCATCTTGCTTTTTAGTTTTGCCACCATAAGCAGGACTTGGAGGTCGAGGTTTAACTTCACCCTTTGGTTTTTTTTCTGCTTCAGTTTCAGAACTTGCAACTCCGCCTAACTCTTCAATGTCAGGGACTAATCCGGCTTGCTTATTATCATCTGTCAAGAAATAATATTTATCCCCGTAAAGACCTACTCTTGCTCCAGTTTTAGTTGTTACAATAGCGTCTGGTTGTGGTTGATTAGTGTCGTCAGTTGCACCACCGCCTTGCATAGCTTGATTAAATCTGTCAAGATATTCTTGTCGTTGTTCTTTTGGCACGTACACATTAGAAACTGTAGGCGTGGTACTTGTTGACCCATCTAGATTTACAGTAGTCTTCATTGTTAAGATTGGGACTTGTACTTGACCTGCTTGAGTTTCTAGTTGGGCTTGTTGTGCCGCTGATGTTTCACGAGTTTGAGCAGTAGTACGGAAGTCATCTGCACGAGCTAACAATTGTAATGCTTCATTAGAAAACCCTGCTTGGTGTAATACCTGTGCCGCCGCTGTCATTTGATCAGGGTCACTCATGTTAACATTTTGTAATGTAGCTTGAAGTTGACGCGCTCTTGTAACGTCAGGAGATTCAGCACCTCCTCCAAACATACCTTCAATTTGCTGACCCATTTGCATACCTGAACGGCGATAAGGATCTTCAATTGCGGCAATTTCTTTACGTCGAGCTTCTTGCTCCTGTTGCATAATTTGATCAGGAGACATACCGAATAATGATAATACTTGATTACGTGTTTGTGCCATGTTAGTCTCCGAATGTTCCGCCTACTTTGTATGGATCATTGTAGTTCGCAAACAATCCTCTTGCTGTTCCAATTTTATTAGTTAAGCCACTACCAAAACCACCACTTGCTGTACCAAAGCCTCCTGAGAAACCTCCGGCAATGCCACTAATAAGATTCTGTTGGTTCTGTTGTGCTCGATTCTGTGCTGAGACCGCATCAGAGAATTGACCTGTTGCAAGTTTACCCGCCATCGCCGCCGCGTTAGAGCGTGCAGTTTCTGCGTCCAGTCCTTGAGACATAAGTAATCTTTCAAGCTCGCTAATCTGTGTACCTGCACCAAGTAATCCTTGAGCAAACTGACCAAGCTGTGCCTGCTCACCAAATGCTTGAGTACGTGCATTAGCCGCAAGCTGTGCAAGAGTTTGTTGCTGTGCTTGTCCAAGTCCTAACGCATCAGGCTGTACCATACCAGAGCCTGCTCCTAAACCTGCACCTTCACCCGCAAGTCGGAGACCTAAACGTCCACCGCCAAATAACCGTGACTGTAATGCTGTAGCCTGTTGTTCAAACTGTGGTTGTAGTAACGCCGCTTGTTCTCCATACACTTCAGCGGCTCTCGCTGATGGATCAAACGCCGCCGCCCGTGCAAACATATCACCTGCACCACCAAGGGCTGTACCCATAATTTGCTGATATGGAGCACTGAGGGTTGTCTGGTAACCACTACTAGGATCATACGATGTAGACCCAGTTGCAGATGTTACAGTGTATGGTTTAAAGTATGTTTGATCTGCTCGCCGTTTAGCTTCAGCAATAGCTTCACGAGACATACCCATGCCACCGCCAACGCCGCCTCCGCCGCCTCCGCCAAATAAACTACCACCAATTGAACCACCTAGTTGCGCTCCCATTGGGCCGCCGACCATGCCTCCTAAAGCTGACCCTGCAATTGAGCCTACTGCGCTACCCATTTGTATATCTCCACATAGGTCTATCTATTCCGTCATCACATGACAATGTTTGTATATATTTATAACCAATAGACTGCACGAACTTCTCCAACTTGGGGTTGTCAGTCAAACAAAAAAACGGTTGTCCATGCATCATCTGTAAAAGTCCATGTACTTGTTTAAATTCTTTCTTAATACTTGGTGTCCACTTGTGTACATCTGCGTGAGTCCAAGTTCTATCTGCAAACCGTTCAAAGTAAATCGTGTATGCAGGTTGTATTGCTACTGGTGTTTTTATCAAACGCCATCGTCTCTACGTAGTGTGCCGCTTACTCCACCGTTATGTGATGTATTAAACCCTGTGACAGATTTACCGGAGTATGCATCAACTTGAGTTCCGGGGCTTGCGCTACCTACAAATGTTCCATCACCTGTAACCCATCGGTAGCCTTCTTTTAAATACATTCTATAGATTGTATCTGTCCCCGGCCCTTGAGCATAGCTGTGTGAATGAAACGCATCTGTAATTTCTGTTGTTAATCCAGATACCCAGTTTTCAATATCAGAAGAATCAGGAGCAAGGTTTAATGTAGTCAGTGTAGTCTCTGAGCTAAATGCAGGACTGGTCAGACCAAACACACGAGTACCGTTAAAATAAACATCTCCCGGTGAATTAGGCGTACTTACCGCAGTACCGTTAAGATATACTGCTTCTTGATACCAATCTAATACTGCACCGTTTACGACAATAGCCATGATTAGTCCTGAGTGTAAATGTAAAGATCACCACCAGAAATATAAATTCTTGCACCACCTTTGGTTGTTTGAGATGCATACTCTAGGTCTGGAATAGCATCAACAGCGGCAGTAACAAAAGCAGTGGTAGCAATCTGTGTTGTATCTGTACCTGCTGTAGCTGTTGGAGCTAAGGGTGTACCCGTCAACGTAGGTGATGCAATAGGAGCATAAGTATTATCAACAAATGCTGTTGTTGCAATCTGTGTTGTTGATGTTCCTGCAGAAGCTGTAGGGGCCGTAGGTGTGCCAGAGAGTGCAGGAGAGTTAGTGTCTGCCTTAGAGTTAACTGCTGTTTGAATTGCATTGAACTCATCGTCAATCTCTGTACCCTTGACAACCTTAAGTGGGTTACCTGTAAGCAATGCATCTTTAGAAGCAAAGTCTGTTGATTTAGTATATGCACTCATTAGATTGTCCTACCTTGTTTAACATAGACATCCATCTTTTGTATTGACAAAGCACCACCGTTAAGGTCTGCTTCAAATCCTAATTGTAATACTGATCCACTGCCAGATCCTGGAGCACGTACTGTGTCAACCAATGTACCGCCTGAGTATTCACCAATGTTGTACTCAGCTACGTTATACTCATACACTGTACCTGTACGTACTGTTAGTGGATAGGAGTTGTACTGGTCACTGTAGTCGAACCCTGACTTAACAACAAAGTCCTGTCCTGTGGCTCCAATGACAGTCATAGACAGACGTTTGAGTATCTTTGTTTGCGATGCCGCACCAAGATCAAAGTAGTTTGTAAAGTACACCATACGATATGACTGACCATTGTCTTGGTATCCGGCATATCTAGCAAGCCCATCCGCATGAGTCATGTATATTTCACCGTCAAATCCAAGCCATTCAGTAAACTCCATGTTGTTCCAGATGGTTACACGAGCCGATCCATCTTCTAATGGCGCACGCATATCAAAACAATACACTTGTTTAGTTGTTGGAAACGCAAGTAAATAAAATGCGTTTGTTGCTGAGTATGTAGATTTAATATTAGCAGGTGTCTCAGATTCAATTAACTGCACAAGATCATCACGCACGTTCTTTGACAAGTCACGCATTGGTGTTGACTTCTCTTGAATGACTCGGCCTAACGACATCAAACCTGAGTCAGACAAGAATAAAATATCTGTACCTGTGTTCTGTAAGCTGTCTCTTGCAATACAACCAACACCGTTAATAACTTCTACCAGTTGCAGTGTCGTAGGGTCAAGGTAAGTTTGAGCAGTATCACTGTCGCCAAAGATAATAATGTTGTTCTTACAGAAGATAATTAAGAAACCGTTGTGCGCTCCTAATGCAATAATCTCGTCATTACCATTGACAAGAATACTTGACAGATCTAAGCTACCTGCTGTGCCTGAGTTCCAACGAGTAGGATCAAGCAAGTCAGTCCAGTAAACTGTGGTAGTGTTCGTTGCTGTATCTGCTGTCCATACTCGACCATACGCAGACAATGCACAGTTACCTTCAATCGGTGTACCAGATGCTGAAGGAGATGCAGAGATATCTAAGATAGTTCCAGTAACCGTATCAAAGTACAATGGCTCATAGTTCTTTTGGAACAAGTACGCCGCATCGTTTAATGTAACAGCTTGCCAGTTACCTTCAGTAATTGACTGTGATCCTGAGTAGGTAATAGCGTTAAGCGTACCTGCAGAGTAAATATAAAAGTTTGTATTTGACCACGCACCAAAGTATTCAGTTGCATCAATGTCAATAAACCGATGCATACCTTGAAGACCAACACCAGTAGACTCATCAAGAAATTGCCAACCTTTTCTAGCACCTAAGCGTCCAAACTTATCAATCACACAGTTGGTAGCTTGTAGTGCAAAGCCAGACTCAAGCGTAATACCAGACTCTTGGGTGTTTAATCCAAAGAAGCCCGGTGCGGCAATACTAGCTGACTGTAAGGGAGTAGCCATTTATACTGTCCAGATAATTTCTTCAGGATGTTTAGCTGAATCAAATGCAATTGCATCGTTCAGTACACGTTGTGCTGTGGCGTAGGCAGAGTTTGCAGAAGCACCGCCATCCTCACCACGCTCTTCGACTGCTTTAGCATACGCAAGCATTTGCACTGGCTTTTCAGGAATTAGTAGTACGTTACTATCTGCTGTCAATTCTGCTTGAGGCATGATTACGTTAAAGCGTAAGTTAAATGCACCATTAGGAATAGGATATAAATCTACTTGCGTATCACCATCACTAGAGATACCATTGAATGAGTAGTACCTAGGTGTTCCATACGCAGGAGTTTGATTCAAGAACCAGTTATTAAACTCACTTGCAGTACGATAGGTCATAAAGAAGTTGCTTGTGTCATTCACAACATCCAACACTTTAAATCTATTCTTAGTGCCGTTGAGTTCGTAGTTGAATGTACCAGACACAGTGGTTGCTGACAACGTAGTACGTAGTGCTGACCAGTTCCAAGCGTTTTCACACTCTTCTTTTGCGTCATTGATCAACACACCAATCAGAGTAGAATACGCAGTCTCGTTTACTGTAGAGACAGTACGTTCTCTCAAGCGTCTGAGAATATTGTTTACTATTTCAAGATACGTCATTTGCGTTTCCTACTTAAGAGATTAATATTATAGCACACTTTTGTGCAAATGTCAACCCCTACCACTTAACTTTATCAGCCCAGTATGCCGCTGACATTTTACCTTTACTAATGTTGCGTCCATGCCGAGCTTTAAATGATGCACGTTTCTTACGCATTGCTTCAGACTCACCTGCTTTAGGCTTGCCTGCAGTCTTAGCACCTTGCTCACCAAACCGAATAGTCTTTACTTGATCACCTTGTTTAGCCACTACAACGTGTGACTTCTTAGGGTGATTAGGAGTACGCTTTGGTTTGTTGTAACCACTAACACCTGCTCTTGCGAGGCGTGAGTCTTTCTTTGTTGGCATTACTTACCCTTCTTCTTGCACTTACCTGCTTTCTTACAAGCGGCAGGACTCGGGCATCCCTTACATGGTTTGAATGTTGACTTACCTGCTTTCTTCATTGCAATTGCCACAGCTTGTTTCCTCGGTTTACCTGCTTTGATCTCTGTGCGTATGTTGCTAGAGATTGTCTTTTGACTAGAACCTTTCTTCAGAGGCATTACTTATAATTTCTAATGTTTGCAGATGAACAAGAACCTTGGCCGCACGCAGATGGTTTCTTTTTAGCAGGCTTCTCCATTGTTTGACGCAAAGAAGATTCAAACTTTTTCATACGATCATCTGCACCCGGATCACGGTGTTTCTTTTTTGGAGGTAAAGTCTTTACAGTTTTACCGTCAACTTTAATTGCTAATGGCATCTTACTTACCTCTTTTAGTAACTTTAGTTTTAGGTTTCATATAAAAACCTTTTGCCGCTGAGTTTGGTTTACTCTTAATTTTAGGCATCGCTTTTGCTTTACCACTGCCTTGAGTTTTTGCAGACATAGACTTAACTGCGTTAGGTGAGCCTTTTTTAGGATCGTAGTTTTTTTTAGGCGGTTGTTTTTTCTTTGGTGGGATAGTCTTTTTAGTCTTTCCATCAACTACAATTTTTAATGGCATGATTATTTCCTTAATGTTTCCATAAGACCTTTACCGGCTTTGACACCGAATGAGGCCAGTACAATTACCATGAGAATCTCATGATACCAAATCGGCAAAGTTGCCAATGCGTTGAACCCCGCTTGGATATGTCCTACCATGCTTGGTATAAAGACAAGTATCAAGGGGATGCTGAATACTATCGTTAACCACTCGTCTTTCCACGAGTTCTTGGATGACTCGGCCATGATGCGTTCCCAATCCGCTGTGGACTGTGCCGCTGTTTTCAGTGCGGTGGCTTTGGCCTCTGCGGTGGCCTTGGTTGATTCCGCCTTGCTCTTGACCCATGTACCTGCCAAGTCCGTGATAGCTGTGACTAACCCAATCATGAGGCATTTCCTGTTACATCCGTCTGTACACACACTGCTTCATAGTTTATCTTAGGCTGTGGTGCTGTTGCCATGAAATACTCACGGGCTTCAAAGCACTCGTCCATTGTTGCAAATGGCCCTTGAGGATAGACAGCGTAGCTATCAGACTGAATTAGGATTGCAAATAATAACCACATAGGTGACCTACTGTTTACTGAGCCAATAGAAGATGTATATTACCAAGCCAATGGCTGAGAGAACGCTAACGCCCAAACCGATGCTAATACAAATATCAACAATTTGTTTTTTACGTTTAGCTTTCTTGGCTTTCTCAGCTTTCTCTGCGGCTTCACGGCTTTCTTTCATCTTACTCTGGTAGTCTAACCAATCTGTCCATAACCCGGCTCGCCCTTGCCAGATCATCATTTGTTTCAGAGCATCCTCATATTCTTTAAGTTGCTCTGTGGCCATGAACGCTTCAAGGTCAGACTTATATCCGTGTTCATGTGCTTTCTTTTGTATCTCAGCCTTGAGGCCAAAGTAGTCTGCTAGTGCCTGTCCTGCTTCATACAGTTCTTTACCATTGGCGATGGTTTCTTTAATAACGCCAAAGGCCGCATTAGCGGCGGCGAGTTCAGCTATCATCGGGGCTGTCCTTGCCCAATAACCTCTGTACTGTCTTTGTCTCGTAGATCCTTATTGCTGTCCATACTAATGTAAACAACGCCGCCATCGGAGGCAACAGTTCACCAATCGTTCCTACCACAGTGACTACACTTAAACCGTCTACTAAAGTTTTCGTGCTTTCTGTTGCCATCTCTTTCACACTCCGTCCTTAGCTGTCTGCTTCTTGTATGGTTAGCTCACCCGCATCAACCTGACGCATGATTTCTGCGTAGTGGCGGTTGGCGGGGTCTAGTGGGACTGACAATGCCCTTGATGGGTTTGTATTTAAAACTACATACACCGCAGTATTTTCTGTTTCTGTTGGAGCCTTTGTGTATTTTGCCAAAACAATATCCATATCAACCCCTATAACTCATTATCAATAGCAACAAAAGCACTAGCATTATTGCATAAGAATTCGCCACCATTTCCCGCCGTGCTAGATACTGAACCACTTCCTTTATATAACGTACAAGATTGTGCGCCTTTGCGAGTTAAGCCAAATGAATCAAATTGATCGTTTCCGCTTTCACGATAGACACGATAAAAGTATGTTCCCGTTACCTGATCTAATGAATATGATGTGGTTCTTTTTTGTACTTGAAATTTAACAGGTAAATGAAAACTAGTTGAGGTGTAGTAATTACCACTACCTATACAACCGGAAGAGCTATCGGCCCCATTTGCTAAAACTTCATAATACCTCTGACACAACGCAAGCTCCTCCCCGAATGAGCGATGCTCGAAAGGTGTCGCAACAGAGCCGACTTCTAGTTGGACTCCGGTGAAATCAATAGTGCCCGATGTAAGTGCTGATCCAAAATTAACTTGTAACATTAGGCCATTAGTAATTGTTGTGCCACTTACATCAGTTGTTGCAGTTAATCTGGCTGAACTACCGTTAGCAACAGTTCCCAATGCTACTCCACTTGCAACAGTTGTATTACCACTAAAGTTATCTGCCGCTGTCGGATGGTAGTAATCAATAGTAGGACTAATACTTGCACCAGAGTTGTTTTCTATATAGATGGAGAAAGTAACGCTGTTGCCGTTAATCTGAGCAACATCCTTACTCTCAATACGATAAATGTAATAAACGCCTGTGACACCTGATGCACCTGTGTAACGGCACATCTTCTGTGTTCCAATACCACTGATTGCATTTGTTTCTTGTGAGACTGTAATACCGCCACCGTTTGACTGAGATCGCACCCTATCTAGCGTATACGTCCCTGTTCCTGCACCTAACGTAATACTCGTCCCACGCTGTGCCACCTGCATCGCACCATTGATGATGAGATTCCTGCGCCCCAACGATGGAGATGCAGTGGTCACCACCGTCCCGGTTGATACGTCATCTGCTACGTTGGCTAAGTCTCTTGCACGAGTCATCTCTTACTCCGGCTTTGTAGGCCAAGTTACGTCATCTAAAGAAGTTGCTGTGTCTGTGATGTCACGCAGTGCCTGACGGTATGCAGTCTGTTCAGCAGTCATGGTCAGATCAGATGATGCCCACCAGTCAGTAGCGGCAATCAAACGATCACGCTCTGCACGCAATGCCTTCATAGGCTCTGCCGCTGTAAGCTCTGCTTGCTTTGCAGAGACTTCAGTCCACGTTACGCCCCAGTCTGCTGAGTTAGCTGACTCAATGGCACTACCATTAGCGTCTGCTCCAGTGACCTTGCGGAACATTTCGTTGAACTCTGCCTCTGTTGTAGGCTCTCCACGGAGAACC